GGGGTCACCATTTCTGCTAATAGTACATTGGACACGACGTCCAAAATCAGCTTGTCCATTGAATGTTTGTTCAATTGATTCAATAGCAAAGTTAGTATAACGTCTGTAAGTTACTTTCCAAAAAGTGATTTGTGGATTTCCGGTGAGGTACACATCTTGAGCACCATACGCTACGAGTTGCATTAATCCGCCGCCCATTTTATAAAATGCCTAAAGAAAAAAATTTTTGAAAAAATTAATTTATTCATTTTAATAATTTAATTTTTATTTTAACCTACATAAATTAAGAAAGTAACTTATTAATGTTCATATTATCCTTCATAAACATGGCTAAGTAATTTTCATCAAATATTTCTTGTCTACCTTCGTGATTTTTGGTAAATATATATGAATCATTACGTTTTTTTATAGACCAGCCACTATCTAAAGCGTTATACAAGAATACCATTTTTTTGAATTTTATGGAATTGATTTCTAAATGGTTATTATCCAATTTTATTTCTATATCCATTTTGTTTAATATATATTTTCATTAAATTATACATCTTTAAACTAATTTTTAGATACATCTGTTTCTACACCTAAATCTTTCTTTTCAGATAATTTTTTCATCATTAAATTCTGATTTTTTATTATTTTATTTTGTTGCTCAAACATAATTCTTTGATTATCAACAATATAAATATGTGAAACTATGTTATATGCCGATGATAATAAAAATGTTAGTGTTATACAAGATATTACTGGTTCCATTATATAAAAATATATTATTGTCTTTATGTTAGTTCAATAACATATTTACTAATAGCATTTTATAGATTTACAATGTCGTTTTTTTTTATATCGCTTTTTTGTTGTATGTTTATATATTCTTTTTGAATGGCATTTATGTCTCTTTTTCCCTCCAATTCCACTATTTTTATAATTATATATCATAATGTTAGCATTCAATGGTGTAAAACCGTTTTTTAAATAAAAATGTATAGCCCGTTTATTATCTTCATTTTTGGCCACTTTTAATAATATTTTTTTAACATTTTTTTATATTGTGGTATATATGATTTAATAATTATATCAAAAAAAGATTTTGTTAGTCCAGAAACTGGCATTTTATAATTAGCACATAATAACACAATTTCTACTGAATCTGATAAATCTATTCTATCATTCATATTTTCTTTAATTTGAGAGCAATTTACATCTATAATACATGTATTGAATAGATTTATATTATTTACATCTGTTAATAAAAAACCTACATATCCATCCAATTCCAACACTTCATAAGATGTTTTTTCATAAAATTGTGATATATAATTTCTATCACAAATCTCAACTTTATTCAACACTTTTTCATATTTATCAAAATTATGTTCATCAATTATATGTAAATTATACATAGCATTATTAACTATTACATTCATATAATAATTTTATATATTTTTATTAGTAAATAAATGATTTTCACAATAATTAAACTTGTTTGGATGGTTTTTATTATCCAAATCAAACTTTGTCGCAAAAGAATCAAATAATTTATGTTCTGTTGTATAGCAATATAAAATTTCATTACATTCTTTAATTGAACATTTATATCTAAAATATCCTCTTCCCATATTAACTTTATTTTGTCTCCAAATTTTTGAAGATTCATCAAAATCTATATCTATGTTCATTTTGTTAGTTATATATTAAATGACAAAAAGTTCAATTCAATTTTTTGGCAATTGATGTTTCCATTTTCCTTATTCATCAAAATAATACTTAATAAATAAATTATTCATTGTGTATATTTGTTAGTTTACGCTTATAAAACCTCGTGTAATGTTTTTCTTCATTATCTAATGTCTGTAAATTGGTCTTCACAATATTTCCATTTGCGTCAGAATAGAATATATGTTGAATATTATATCCCAATTTGTTAGGCAAAGTCTTCATCATTTCAATACAATTATTACAAGGTTTGCTTATTTGTAATTTATTCTTTGATGATAACCTAACAACTAACAAATTGACATTTTTAAGTCTCTTCTTCCGCTTAATTGGACATAATTTTTTTATTGCGTCATGTTCGGCATGTATTCCAGGCATTATTCCAGAAGAGTCTCCCATTTTATTTATTCCATAACTTAATATTCTCACCTTTTTTTGAAAAATACAAGAAATATGATTATAATGACTACATAAGCAAGGATTTACTGTTTCTATACCTCTTTCATATGATTCAATATTTGTATCAATCGGCAAACAAAATCGTTTCAAAAATAATTTATCAATTAAATCCATTTTATATAATTTATTATGATATAAAATGCTATATTTTTATTCAATTTTTTTATTCATCTGATTCATTTTCTTTAAGTTTATTTTTTAAATATTCAATTATATCTGCTTCTTTTGGTGTTACATCAGTCCAACAATTATTTATTACTGCTTTAACTTCATACGGTTCATTTGACATATAACTATCTTTATAAAAATTATCTATAAAACCATCAAAATACCCTTTATTAATTATAGTTTGTTCATCACAACAATTATCAATTATAAACTCATATAAGTCTTCTAATAAAATAGCATTTAACTCGCTTTTTTTACATTTACCATAATAATGATTTATAGAAGGTCTTTTATAATCTGGATACGCTTTCATTATAACAAAATTAACAATTGAATCACAATCATTGTTCATATCAATACATATATTATATAATTATTGTCTAAATTATTTTCAATTATTATTTAATATTGTTGATTTATTATTTTTATTAATTAAATTATTTGTCAAATATGATCTGCTCTAATATAATGATAACATTCTAGAGTGCCCTCTAGAACAATTTTATATAAGTCAACACTTGGTTCTTTATTTAAAGCATCTGTTGATTTTTCATATTCGGTCAACTTACGTATCAATTTTACATAATTAAGATTTATACATTTATCATCATAACACCAAAAATTATTATTCATTAGATATATTATTACAACTATTATATTTATATAATTTTTATATATTTTATTTGAATTACAAATTAAAAATATATATTTAATTACTTTTATGCCAGTATTTAAACAAAAAACTCCAAAAAAAATCAAGATATGTAAAAAGTATATAACGACATTAGATGGCAAACATAATGAGTTTATAAATGAGTTTAATAATGATGAATATAATATTATACCAGAATTAAAAAATGAACGAAAATTATTAAATAAACAATTGGAAGAAGAAACGTTAACAATAGAAAAACGATTAGATATCCAAGACAGAATAAAAGAAATAAACACAAATATAAAAGAATTGAAGAAAAAGAAAACAGATTATTTTTTGGATAATTCCAAATATATTTTTGAATATTTTGAAAATAAAAAAAGAATAAATAATGTTGATGAAAATAATAAATCCACATCAAAAAGTCAAATATTATTTAATATTTTTAAAGTAAAACAAGATAATACAAATGAAACCCAAATTAACGAAAATAAAAATCAAAGTATAGTTCAAAAGTATTTGACAAATGTTGATGAAAGTTTTTTAAATATGGATTCTTTTGTTAGAGAAACTGATATATGTCAAACGTGTTTTAAAGGGGAAATGATACCATTGGAAGACGAAGGTGTATTGATATGTAATCTTTGTGCTGTAAATATACCCTTTTTGGTTGAAAATGAAAAACCAAGTTATAAAGAACCACCTAAAGAAGTATGTTTCTATGCTTATAAAAAAATTAATCATTTTAAAGAAATATTGGCTCAATTTCAAGGCAAAGAAACTACACAGATTCCGGATGATGTAATAGTTCAAATAAAACAACAAATTAAAAAAGAGAGGATTGGATTAAATGAACTAACATATTACAAAACAAAAGAAATATTAAAAAAACTTAGTTTTAACAAATATTACGAACATATTGCATTTATTAAAAACAAGTTAGGAATTAAACCACCTATATTGGCACCAGAATTAGAAGAAATATTATGTAATTTATTTATGGAAATACAAGCACCATACGCTCAAACTTGCCCTGATTATCGTGTGAATTTTTTAAATTATCATTTCGTATTTTATAAATTATGTGAATTATTAGAAGAAACACAATATTTACCAGATATACCACTTTTAAAAGACCGAGAAAAGTTGATCGAACAAGACGAAATATGGAAAAAGATGTGTGTCAAATTGGATTGGGAGTTTATACCAACTGTATAAATATGTTAGTTAGATGGATTATAATTTAACATATTATTCATTTGATCGTATTCATCTTCTTTATATGCTATTGGATTCAAATCTTCTGAAATTGTGAAACCTCGGCCACCTCTCATAGTACGTTTACGATTACGATTACGATTACGATTACGATTCCGATTACGATTACGATTCCGTTTAGTTACACGATTACGATTACGATTACGATTACGATTCCGTTTAGTTACACGATTACGATTCCGTCTACGCCTAGTTTTACGTCTACGTCTTCCTCCAACATTATCTTCTCCACTTACATCAGAATCATATGTATCTGTATTTAATGTCAAATTATCTAAATATGATGCCAAATCGTCATATTCATTATTATTATTAATTAAAAAATCAAATAATTGGTCTGAATTATAATTGTCTGACTCATGTTGCTGTTGAAATGTATTTATTTTATTCATTAGCGTATCAAAATCGGTGTATAAATTAAGCAATTCATCAATTTGAATATCGTCTAAACCATATTGACCGCTTTTTAATAGATTACGTTGTTCTATTGTTAAATTCATATCTAATATATATTAATCAATTAAAATATATTAGTTATTATTTGTTAGTTGGGG